TGGTGGTTTAGGATTAGCAACATCAAAAATGTTAGGTGTGTTTAAACCGCCTAGTATGGCTAATGCAAAAGATCCAGGAGTTAAAGTACAAGTAGCACCAGGTACAGACAACAAAGTTCCTGTGTTCTATGGTTCTAATTTAACTGGTGGTTTAATAGTTGATGCTGGTATTTCAATCAGCAATGATACAATGACATACGTTATTGTGCTAGGAGAGAAAACAGATACAGGGACTTATACAATTGGTAAACAGTACAGAGGCGATAATCAACTTAACTTTGGCTCTTTAATAACAAACAGTCATATTGTACAATCAGTAACAGATGCAAACGCCACAGCATCAACTGACGTAGCTGGTAAAATGAGATGTAGAATATATGCTGGTGGTACTGCCAGTACTGATCAAATATTCCCAGCAAGTGGTAACCAAGTTGCCGCAACTGCTATACCTGGTATATCAACTATCACTGCTACTACTAGTTACGAAGGACTTGTTTATGCTGTATTCCAAATTGATTATGACCAAGAAAACGGACTTACAGATCTTGGTGCATATACAGTAGAAATAACAAACAGCCTTTCAGAACCTGGAGTAGTATTAAATGATTTCTTATTAAATTCGAGATATGGGGCAGGACTTAGTGCAAGCGATATTGATGCTACATCAATTGCCGCACTTACAACTTATTGTGAAGAACAAGTAGCATACACACCAGACGGAGGTGGAAGTGCATATCATAACAGGTGGGCTATTAACGGTATGATGGGTACATATAATAATGTGTTCCAAACCATTGATTTAATATGCCAATCATGTAGCACATTCTTTACTTACAATCCGAAAGTAGGTAAATTTGAAGTAGTACCTAACAGAGAAGCTACGACCCTCGAGAAGTCTAACGCTTATTTGTTTGATGATGAGAACTTACTTGGTGCAATTGATGTTACAAGTACACAATTATATGCACAATATAATGAGATAGAAGCAGAATTTCCAGATGGTACTGAACGAGACCAGACATCCACAATTTATATTAATACTCCCGCCGGGGAGCTTAATGCAAATGAACCAACTAATAAATTAACTACACGTTATCCAATTGTTAATGACGCTCCACGTGTGACTAACTTAGCACAAATTGATTTACGTCAAAGCAGAAAGGATTTAGTTGTACAATTAAAAGCAGATTATGAAGCAATACAAACAGATGTAGGTGACATTGTTAAATTAACAAACGCAACATATGGTTTCACAGAAAAGCTATTCCGTGTTATGCGAGTTACAGAAACAGAAGCTGAAGACGGAATGTTATCAGTAAGTCTTGTATTATTAGAATATGATGACTCAGTATATGCACATGAAACAGTATCAATGACTGGTGATTTACCAGCAACAGGTATTCCTGGTTACATAGTAACATTTGGTAATAGTCTTGTTGCAGTAGGTAACATTACAGTTGCTGATAATCAAAACAATGTAGCCGCCAACATAGTGTATAGTGGTAATAACGCTAGTACAACTACTACAATTAACTATGCTGATATTGTATTGCCAATGGCACCAAGCTCTGGTGATATAGGTGGACCTTTCTTAAGTGTTCCAGTAACACCAGCAACAGGTACATTTTGGCCTCAAGTACAAATAAGTGTTACTCCAGTAATGAAAGATGCTACTGAAGGTGCTCCAACAGTAAACATATATGGACAAAGTCTAAGCACATTCTTTCCGGGTGATGTAACAACTAACTTAGGTATAGACTTAAAGTTCATGAGTAATAATCAACGAATGGCTAATGTTTCTAGTGTTAGATTAGCAGTAACTGGAAGTAATCCTTACTTAGGTGTTACTAGTCTAATAACAGAAACAGCAAACATAACGTTTAACGCAGAGAACTTTGTGGCTAACGAAGCAATGAATATATATGGTGCTGGTGCCCAGCTTGAGGAAGCAAATTTATACGATCTGAATATGTCAAATTTGAACGTGGTATCTGAAATTATTGCGCCTATTGAATTTGATGTAACTGGTGTCGATCTTGGCACATACTCATTCTCAGTCGCAGGTACACCCATTGGTTCAACAGATGCAACTACAGTACAAACATTCCAATTGGTAGGTAATGCAAACGTTGAATATGCTAACACAACTACCACAGCAACTGACTCATCACCTATTGTGGGTACACCTACTACATACTCAGGGCCTGGTAGATTACCAGCGAGATTAGACGAAAACACAGAAATTATTATTGACCCAACTAACTTAGGCATTACACTTAATCTGGATGATCTATTGCTACCAACAGCAGTTAATTTTGGAGTTAATGGTATAAACACCTTAGATCAAACCCCTTCTGGTGATATTGGTTACAATGACATAAAAGTATCAGCAATCAAAATTACAAAGAATATAAGGCCATAATATGTCTAATTATAAAACAATATATAATACTGAAACAGGAATAATATTAAGAACCAGAGATATATCTGATGTTATGGTTCAACGATATATTGATAGAACACCTAATACAGCAGTCATTGACGGATTGGTGAGAAATCCTTCTACAAAAATAGTAGACTTAGACACACTAGAAGTTATAGATAAACCTGTGGTAATAAATATACCAAGGTATATTAGACAAACAAGACAAAGTTATTTAGACGGATCTGATTGGACACAAGGTGCTGACTCACCTTTATCAGATTCAAAGAAAACAGAATGGGCAACATATAGACAAGCATTAAGAGACTTGCCCAGTACAACATATACGGCTATAGACGATATAGTGTGGCCGAGCAAACCGTAAGATTTTAGCAATTCAGATAAATAGTATTAAATTAAATAAATTCTGTTATGCCTCAGTATAATAGTCTAATCCCACAGGAGAGTATATATGTCAGGTCGATTATTAGATTTTAAGAGCTTTGTCGGTGGCGCAGACAACGTCGTAGTAGAAGAACAATTCCCCTCAACAACAAAAACATATACATATGACTATGGATTTGATATAACATCTTACACGTTTGATGCGTGGTATCAAACAGTAGTAGTAGACGTAGTAACATACGACAGAACATCTGGTGAGCCAAATTTTACAGACAGCAAAATTATTGGATATTTTCCTGAATCACCAGGTCCTGGTGAACAAATAGCCGCAAGTAACTTTACTAATAACGGAGTCTTAGGCACATTAGACTTTACTATACCACCTAACTTATATACTGGGCCTATTATACCAAATGCCAGAATAAATGTACCAATATCAGTGGTAACATTTGAATGGACTAATCTAAACGGAGCATTACCTAGTATTGTTGAATCCCATAGATGGGTTCTAATGCAAAGATGGGAAAGTACAGTATCAGCTGGTGATCCAACACTAGAATCCACTTATATCCCAATAGGAACAGGTGGACTATTAACATTCACAGACAATAGTGCAACAGACACTGACAGAGTTGTTAGTAATTATACAGTTACTGGATTAAGTAACAAAGAAGGCACTGGAGCAACATTTAGTGTTGAAGTATCAACAGGTGGCGTTACAGTCATAAACCTACTTGCAAGAGGGTCAGCATACAACGTAGCTGATACAATAGAATTATTAGACGTGAACATGGGTGGCGGTGGAGCCGCAGATATAACAGTAACAGTATCGACAGTAGCATAGGGAGACTAGCATGGCAAATGTAACAGTTAGTGTCCCAGTTAGCAACGTAACAGTTGACACTACAAATAGTATAGTAACCGTTGCAACAACAACATCAAATATAACAGTTGGTGAAACAGCCCAGGTAAGTAATGCCGCAGTTAGAGCGGCTATTTCAGTAACTGACACAGGCGGAGATGGTTCATTAGCATACAATAGCACATCAGGTGTTATAACTTACACAGGTGTAAGTGCCTCCGAAACAAGAGCACATTTTAGTGCAACAACTCCGATAACATTAGCTAGTGGCGTAATTGGCATTGATAGTGCCGCATTGTTCACAGGTAAAACAACAGATGATTTAGCAGAAGGTTCAACGAACCTTTATTACACAGATGCTAGAGTTCAAACCAAAGCGGCTAATTTAACAGGAAATGTAACCACAACAGCAAATGTAAGTGGTGCTTACATTATCGGTGATGGTAGTCAATTAACTAATACAGGTGATCATTTAACAAATGCACAAGTACAAGCATATATTGAGTCAAATGGACTGGATGCAACTGCTAATATATCAACAAGCACCGACATAATAGGAGATAGAGGTCTTTTCGGTAGTATTTACGTCGGTGCTGATGGCGCCTGGAATGACTGGAGCGTATCCCCTGCATTTGGTATGACAGGTAACATTAGTAGAGCGAATTACGACACTACTGGAACAGGAGCGTGGCTCTGGGCTAATATACTTCTTGACTTAGCAAATACTAATGTTTCAACGTTAGATCTAACAGCAACTGGTAATGTAAGTGGTACTTACATAATTGGTGACGGTAGTGTATTAACTGGTGTGCTTAGTAATGCACAGGCTCAAGCATACATTGAGTCGAATGGTCTCGACGCAACGGCTAATATATCAACAACAGCAAATATTAGTGCCGCGAATTACAGCGGCGACTCTATAGTGGTGACTGGGAGTGCTAACTCTAGCTTCACAGGATTGGTTACTTCAAGCCATGCAACGGTAGGTCAGAATTTAACGGTGGGTGGTAATTTAGAAGTTACTGGTAATATTAACTACAGGGAAGTAACAGACTTACTTGTACAAGACCAAACAATTACTCTGAACTATGGTAATGCAAGTGCTCAGACATCTGAGATTATTGTAGACAGAAGTGGAGCCGGTGGCGGTTCTAATACAGATATTAAATGGAATGAGACCTCTGATATTTGGGAATTTAGCAATGATGGTTCGACATATTCACCAATGCCAACTAGCACAACAGACTTAGTAGAAGGTACAAACCTTTATTACACTACAGCAAGATCCAATACATCAATAGACGCTTACACTGGCGCAATGATTAATTTAACTGGTAATGTATCAACAAGTGCAAACATAACTGGTAATTACATACTAGGTGATGGTAGCCAATTAACTAATTTAGGCCATCTATCAAATGCAGACGTAATATCTTATATTTCTGCAAACCCATTGTCAGTAGGTGGTAACCTAACAGTAGTTGGTTCAGAATCTAAATTTACAGGAGATATTCTCCAAGTAAGTGGTAATACAACAGTAGACTACTTAGGAGCATCGACTGGAGGAGAGCTAAGAGTCCTTGACAGTACAATAAGACTCAATGCGTTAGACGCATCCGCGGCATCCGCAGAAATTGAAGTATATACTGGCGGTGTAACTGCAATGCCAAGTCTTAAATGGCACAATACTAATGACCAATGGGAATTCAGTGGTATATTAGGAACCCCACAAGGCAAGGGTAACCTCTCAACACGAGACGGTTCAATTAATTCCGGTAGCGGAAATATAACATCTGGTACTGGTAACATTGTAGGTGCATATTTACACGGTGACGGTTCAAACATAACAAATATACCAGGCCATTTAACAAATGTACAAGTACAAGCATATATTGAGTCAAATGGACTTGATGGAACTGCTAACATAACAACAAGTGCAAACATAAGTGGTACTTATATAATTGGTGATGGTTCAGCGTTAACAAATCTACCTACACAAGGCGACATTACAGAAGTAGTAGCAGGAGTTGGGTTAAGCGGAGGCGGTACTACAGGTGCTGTAACAGTAAATTTAGATCCAACTATTACAACAGCGACCGCTATTAGTGGTGGCTCATTAGCATATGATAACACCTCAGGTGTGTTTACATTTGCTCCAGCAGATACTCAAACAGATTCAGAAGTAAGAGCATTAGTAAGTGTAACAACAGGCACAGCAGTTAGTGGTGGCTCATTAGCATACGCAAGTGGAACAGGTATATTTACATTTGCGCCATCTACAGGCATAGATTTAACTGAACTAAGTGTAGCAACAGCCGCCGCAAGTGGCGACGGAGCATTAGTATACGACAATACTACTGGTGTATTTACATTTACTCCAGTAGTACATACATCAGGTACCGAAATAGTTAACGGTACTTCAAGTGTAGGTATTCCAGTAGCAGATAGTGGAGTTAACATTGTAGTTGGTAGCTATACAGCTGGTACATTTACTACATCAGGGGCGGCATTAGCCTCAGAGTTCGATGTACAAGGTAACATTACAGCGGCAAGTAACTTTATAGGTGATAACGTACAAGGCACTGGAAGTAATGATTATACTATTAATGCCAAAGGCAACGCAATTGTTAAACAAGAATTTATTGGTACTAACACTGACGTATTAACAGTTGATGGTAAAGGTTACGCCTTTAGACCAAATAATGTTAACGCGGCTAACGAACTATTAAGTTATTCAGGGTCAGACACAATGACCACGTACCTATTTAACGGTACAGTAACGTCTGGATCTGCTGACATTACGGTTACGTCTATGAATGACAAAAACGGTGATGCGTCAGTAGAGCCGACCACCGGTTTAGCACCATACATGGTAATGACTAATGCTTGGCGAGGTACTACTATGGCACCGTTCCCTCAAGGAACGTATGTGCTGAGTGTTACTGGGACTATGCCGACAGCCGTTGTAACTATGAGTCAGAATGCTCTAGCAAGTTACACATTTGATCAAAACACATTTAATCCTGGACTTGTAGACACTACAAGAACCCAAGCAATTAGTGTTATCTCAGACTATGCCGGTGGTACTGGTTCTAGTTCTAATACTACAATTGCGTATCAAATACCAACAAAT